CAAGAAAATCTTGATGAAGGTCGATGATAGACGTGATTCTCTCGAGTCATTTCTTGAAAAGTATGGAGACAGGATTGCAACGGCGCCGGGCCACGATAGAAACAACAAGCATGCAGCTGCTCCCGGCGGCCTTGTCAAGAGAAGCCTACAAACTTTCTTAAACGCAAGGGAGCTGTGTAAGCTCCCAGCCTTTGCAGAAAAAGAGATTGAGATTGAGTCTATCATAGTTGCGTCTCTCCTTTATGATATCGGAAGAATTGGAGACGATGTGGGCGACTATTACATGCCACAGACATCATCCTGGCATGCTGAGAGAGGAAACCTATATGTGTATAATCCTGAGATCAGGAGAATGACACATCCCCACCGTGGTCTCTATTTGCTCCAGGCGGAAGGTGTTAGGCTGTCCCAGGATGAGTGGATGGCAATTGTCTCACAGCCGGGACCCTATGAGGATGGAAAATTCTATCTCGGTCATGAAACCCCGCTGATGTCTCTCTTGCATGCTGCAATTAAGATTGTAGGAATGCAAGATTCTTGCGGACCAGAGAATAATTAGTAGTGTGAGCAGAAAAGTAGACGGAACACAAAGATCGGGAAGAGGAACAGCGCCTTCTGCGGCAGGAGGCTTTGGCGGTGCTGATACAGCACTTACTCGTCTTGCTCGTCCATTTGTCCCTAAGCCGTTTAGATCGACTGGCGGCATGAGCACGTCTGCGGATACAATGGCATCAATCGGCATGGGACGTCACAACGTTGAAGATGAAATTCCAGAGGATCAGATAAATATTTCATCAATTGTCAGCAGAAAGACATCGGATCGAAGATATTTACCTAGAAAGCTAGGAAACATGAAGCGCTACCTGCACACAACTCCTCTAAATGAAGTTCTCAATCTGCCAGCAGATGACATCCAGCAGAGGTTTGAGCTGTACGAGATCTCATTGTCAGATTTTACTGACTTTGGAAAAAGCCTTGTTTCTGGAGCAAAGACGAAGCTTCAGAGCATGTTTGGCAAAGAAAATCCAGAAATTCCAAACGTCGTGAAATCTGCAGTTGGGCTTGCTTCTTCGTTTGTGCCTTTTGTTGGAGATGTGTACAAAGGATACCTAGCCTATCAAAATTTCTCAGATATTCAAGATGAAGTCTCTGATTTGCAGCAGATGCTGGGCGGAGACACTGGCGACATGGATTTCTTCGCGCCTCCGGCAGAGAATAGGCGTAGAATTGAGACTGGCGACATCGACCTAGACATAAGGAGAGCGACAGATCTTATCTCAATCTCTGAAAAGCTCAAGATGGTTGCTGATCTCTGTATAAACTTTCTATCGAACGCATTTTCTGCTATTCCTCTTGAGGTCGTGCCGGGACTTGCGATGGTCGACGCAGTAATAGATTCTCTTGTGTCGACAGCACTCGGTGCAAACGTTGCGCTTGATCCGGAAGGAGACGTAACAGCACAAAAATTTTACGATCTCTCAATTCAGCTTGGAGATGCGCTTAGGACAGTCGAGGGTGCAATTGGATCAATAATTCCAGGCAAAGATTTTGCTGAATCGAACAAGATTTCAAATCTAGTCGGAAATCTTGCACTAGTCTACGGAGAAGTGAACAAATATCTGAAGCAGCTTGAATCTCCTGAAGAGGTCCACCAGACGATTTTTGAGAGAAAGTCAAAGAAGAAGAAGCGTGCAAACGAGATGAGCACAGTTGCAAACATCTCTGGATATACTGGTCCAATGGCTTCTCCGAAAAATCCAAAACAATTTTACTCTACCATGGCAAAGGCTGCTGGAAGTGAGTATCTGGTCGATCCAGTGAAAACTTCTAGGCCAAAACCTTGAAAAATCTCGCTCCCCGATCTATGATTGGGGTGTGAGCTTACAACAACAAGCCGCAAGAATTCTCTTGAGACTTAAGCTTTGTAAGTTGCACATTAAACATTAAAGGAAAGAAAAAATGGCAATTAACTTCGACGCGATTCGCAAGCGTCTCGACAACCTGTCTGGAAACACTAAGAAGTCCTCCACCTCCTGGAAGCCAAAGGAGGGTGAGGAGTACACTGTTCGACTTCTCTCTTTCCCGAACAACGACGGTCAGCCTTTCAAGGAGCTGTGGTTCTACTACAACATTGGCAACAACCCGGGCCTTCTTACTCCAAACCAGTTTGGCAAGCCTGATCCGATCCAGGAGCTGATCACCAAGCTTCGTGCTGAAGGGACTAAGGACTCCTACGAGCTTGCCAAGAAGCTCTATCCGAAGATGCGCTGCTACGCAGCTGTCGTGGTCCGCGGTGAGGAGGACAAGGGAGTCCAGATCTGGGGCTTTGGCAAGCAGGTCTACCAGGCGTTGCTCGGTATCATGCTCGACGAGGACTACGGTGACATCACCGATCCCGAGTCCGGTCGTGACGTGAAGGTCAAGTGCTACAAGCCGCAGGGTAAGAAGTTTGCGGAGACTGAGGTGATGCCTCGCGGAAAGTCCAGCCCGCTCGCTCCGAATGCTTCAACCTCAAAGCAGTGGCTCGACAATATTCCGGATGTCAACAAGATGTTTGAGCTCAAGTCCTATGAAGAGCTCTCGAAGATCGTGAATGACTGGGTTGAGGGTGGCATGCCTACTGAGTCCGATGGCACGTCCCGTGGTGGAGATAACAAGATTGCAGCTGCTGATGATGAGGATGATTCTCCGCCTCCTTCCAAGCCCGCAGCGAATGCGCCAAAGAAGACCTTCAAGTCTCTTGATGATGCTTTCAATGACCTAATCGATTCTTGATAGTCTTTCGGGCCCGGAGTATAAATTGTGCTCCGGGCCCGTACTGTTTCACAAGGAGAAAAAATGGCAAGAACTGCAAAAGAAAAAGGACGGAACGAGGATTCATCCTCTGACTTTACGTCTGAGCTCATATCGTCACTCAACAAGGAACACGGATCCAGGATTGCTTACAACTTATCAGAAGACGAGTCACCAACTCACGTCAAGCGCTGGATCTCAACCGGATCAACGCTTCTAGATTACATCGTCTCAAACAGATTCAATGGAGGTCTGCCAGAGGGCCGAATTGTTGAGATCTTCGGACCGCCATCGATTGGAAAATCTCACATAGCGACACAGATCGCACGGTCCACCCAGCGAATGGGTGGAATTGTTGTGTACATTGACACTGAAAATGCAACTTCAGTTGAGAACCTTGGTGCACTCGGTGTAGACGTGTCTAAGCGTTTTGTCTACGTCGACACTCATTGTACTGAAGAGGTATTTGACGTCGCAGAGAAGACGATCGTCAAAGCAAAGGCGATGCAGAAGGACGTCCCGATCACCATCATCTGGGACTCAGTTGCAGCTTCATCTCCGAAGGCTGAGCTGCTTGGTGACTATGACAAGGACAGCATTGGATTGCAGGCCCGAGCGATCTCAAAGGGGATGCGCAAGATCACCGGAGTTATCGGCGATCAGTCAGTTCTGATGGTCTGTCTAAACCAGACGCGTACAAAGATCGGTGTGCTTCACGGAGATCCAACGACAGTTCCGGGCGGCATGGCGATCCCATTCCATGCGTCAGTTCGAATCAAGCTTGGCGCAGGACAGCAGATTCAGAATAAGAACGGTGACATCATTGGGATCAACGTGTCAGCGAAGACTGTCAAGAACAAGGTCGCGCCTCCTTTCCGAATGGCCAACTTCCAGATCCACTTTGGCAAAGGAATTGTGGAACATGAGGAGATTTTCGACGTACTTCGAGATGCGGGAGAGCGGACCATCGACGGAAAAGTTGTCTGCGTCGAGGGTACTACTGCTTGGAAGACATTCTCGGTCAAGGAGCCTGACGGTAGGGTCATCATTGAGAAGAAGTTCCATAAGGCAGAGTTCAATGAGATCCTTGAGAATCTTGATTACAAGACGTATCTTGAGTCTCTGATTGACGTTGTTCTTACTCGAACAGGAGATGAGGCTGTAGGATCTGAGGATTCCGAGGAGATGTTAGACGAATGAAAGGAGAAGCATCGATCTTAATGGTCGATGCTCTCAACCTTTTTACTCGTCATTTCGTTGCACACCCAGCAATGGGTGTCAACGGAAATCACCTGGGTGGTGTCGTCGGGTTCTTAGGAGAGCTTCGATCTTTAAGCACACGTTTCAGACCCAAGAGAATATACGTTGTCTGGGAAAGCGGAGGTTCTGCTAAAAGGAGATCAATCTACCCAGATTACAAGTCTCATCGGAGACCCGAGAAGCTAAACAGATATTATGAAGATGACATCCCCCAGACTGTGTCCGACAGAAATAGCCAGATTGTTGCAATCGTTAAGCTTCTAAATCATCTCCCAATCGTCCAGATGTATGGTCAAGA